GTTTTTCGCGCCAAAACTCGACATTACCGTAACAAATATTATGTGATAATATCATAACATCACACATATTATCATAATAAATATTTCACTCTATATTTTACATCAATAAATTCACAAAATTGACGTAAAATTTAAAATCTGCGCTCATAGTGAGTCATATTGACGCCTAAACGGCGTCGCTGGGTCGTTCTGTATTTAGGGAAACGCAAAACCACGGCTTTGCTAAGGGCTAATCGCCCTGTTTCCCTAAATACACCTTTTATCGTGTCCTATTTTTTTTCAATTTTTTGTTTATATTCTTCTGTCTCTTTATATTTATCATAACCTAAGGCTTCATTCCTATTTTTAATTATCTTATATTTCATCAAGAGAGAAACTACTTGCCATGGTTTAAGGTTATTTTTTTCAGATATTTCCATTATATCTTTATTTGAATAATATTCATTTAATATTGTGCTATCAAATTCTTTTGAAAAAACAATTTCTGATGATTTTTTAATTATTTTTTGTTTTTTCATTATTTCTTCATTCAACTCTATATCTATTTTTTCATTTTCAATTATATTTGATTTATAATTGATTACTTTTAACTTAATACCTTTAATATCAAAAGCTGAATTTGTATTTTTATTTCTTAAAATTATACAACATGAAGGAACCTTTGACTTTATATATTGTTTAAATTTTTCTCCTGATACATTCATTTCATTTATAATTAATTTGTTTTCTTGTTTAAATCTTGTCCATAAATCTGTTGAAGCTACTATAGTTTCAGCATTTGTAACTTCTATATTCTCTTCCCACCAATCATCAAAGAGAGAAATATTTGAGGTTACTATTTCATTTGTTTCATTTTCTAATAAACTTCGTAAATCATCATCCATTACCTGAATTAAATTTCGTGTTGCGTTCATTGACGTATTTATCTCTCTTATTGTTTTTCTTACGTTTTTTATTTTGTCTATTAGTTTAAAATTTTTTTCTTTTAATTCAGGTATATCATTTTCATCTTGGTGTACATGTTCAATCAATTTGTACAATTCTTTACAAGTAAACCAAACAATTCGCAAAATCTTTTTTGGATCTTCAAACAAACTCAAGTTATTGATATACACTATACACTGTGTTGTGTTGATCCATTCATACATTATAGGAGATTTATCCCATTTGTCAATCGAAGTATTGAGAGAAACTAGCCATCCGAAATGTATGTGCTCATTTTTAAGTAAATCTTTTTTGATCTTCTCTCTTTGGTCGATCGGAACCTTTTTTTTATAATTTTTCGCGTCAGCCAAAATATCAAATTCCTCAAAATGTAAATGGAAATCTCCTTCACCACATTGTGTATGTTTATCAATAATATTAAAACCCTTAAAATCTATAAATGTTTCAGCATATTCACTAAAAGTCTTCTCACCTTCAGAACCTTTATGGGATGTACTTTTATTCGTTAATTTTATTACACTATCTTTCAAGTTCTCAATTGCTTCTCTATTGAGTTTATTTTGGTTCTCTTTTTCTTGAATTATTATGTCACACTTTTCTCTCATTTTATCTACTTCACTTTTTACAAAATCAGCATTTTCTGACTCATATACTTTTAATTGTTCTCTCAAAGTTTCTATGACACTTAGTAATTTTTCATTCTGGTTTTTCATATTTTCAATTTGAACATCATACATCTTTGTCATTCTTTCTTCTATTTTTTTTGCTGTTCCTCGTTCAATCAATATATCCAACTCTAATTTTTCAATTTCTTCTTTTGACTCGTCCTTTATTTTTTGATAAATCTCTTTTTGTGAAAACTCCATAACAGATTTTCTACCTTCTTCCAAACATTGACTTCCTATTTTTAACATTATAAAATTTTCTTCGGGAGAGAAACTTGATATGATGTCTGGCAATCTTCTCTCTTCTGGAATAGTTATAGTTATTATTTTTAACGACATAATAGATATAAAAAGTTGTATCTATTATGTTTTACGAATCTATTATTATTATTTATGCCAATGTACAACACAATCTTCATCTCTACACAACTTGTGTGAATCATTTGTATATTTATCCCAATAAGGAATCGCATCTGGATTATCTTCACCAAGCATATGTTTATGTTCATCAATATGTGATATTCCCAACACTCCAGTATTTATATAAATATCTTTTACATAATTTCTTAACTCTGGATTGATCATATGACCATAACGCAACATATAATTGTCTGGAATATTTAAAGACTTACCCCATCGTGTCGAACAAGCAACTGAAATATCCGTTTTATTGTACACCGAATGAAACCATGACATCGGATTGTATAAAATATCCTTTTCTTGTAAATCAACTTCATAACGTTCAGCATATTTTATTAATGGATACTTATATAATAATTCATCCGTATCCATATTCAAGAAACGAGATTCAGAAGCCATATAAATACCTTTTTTTTGAAAATTGGGATATAATAATGCCAACTGATTTGGATTAAAAAAAGTCCATTTTTTCTCTCCTTGAATCATCAAATAAAAATTATTTGTATAAGCAGCATGTAAAGCTGTGCCAGTTCCTTTTACTACACCCAAGAATAATTGTTTACTATCATTTGACATGTAACCATCAATTATATTTTTAATAATATCCATATCAGAATCGGGCAATAAATCTTTATAATAATAGAATAAATTTGTTGAATTTGTTATATAACATTTATTTTCCAAAATATTTTTCAATTCAGTAAAAATATTGTCTGGACATGTTTTTTCTGTACTAGGACTCATATATACCTTATTATTTCCAGCCATTTTTATCAAATTTTCAAATCTCATATTTTCAAAACATTGTAATTCTACACCACGCATTACGAATGGATAATCATTTTTAAGGCAATACATTACTTTTTCTTTAAAATCTGGTTGATCTACATAAAAAATTTCAATTGGTTTTGGTTTATCATATATTTTTCCATTTCGAATCAACCATTTCAAATTTCTATCACAAATTTCTATTATTCGTTCACTATTTATTTTATTATCACCAGTTGGTATTCTTGAAAATACTGCTTTATTAAAATCAGCATAATATTCTAAAGGCATTACTGGTGTAAAACCAAACTTCATTCTTGAACAAAACGCTGGGTCAAAATTCCAATATAGCCCAAATAAAGCGTATATATCATAAAATAAAAACATCAATGTTATGTCTATTCTTCTTTTGAAAATAAAATATAATACTATAAGTGATATTGTAATGATAATTAAATGATTAGTATTTGTTCTTTTTATCATCATATTATTATAATATAATAATATTTTAATTTGTAAAACTAAATTGAAAATATTTCTTTATCAATACTAGTTTCTTTTACTATGCTCTTGATAATTTTGTTTTCATTAATAATATCGTCATTTTTTCCACCATATGCTTCAATTACTAATTTATTATATAAATCACTCTTTGGAGAAAAAGGATTTTCACTATCTGGATATTTTTTTCGATAAACAGGCAATAACTTTGAATTGTTGAATGCTAATTTTTTTATTGCTTTTCTAAGTCTAGCATTATCTTCTTCATCTTTTTCCCATTTACCATCTTCTTTCACATACATTACTTCCCTTTTTGTATCGCTACAATGAACAGGACGTTTAGTCACATCCATTGCATTCAAGTTTTTAATTAAAATATTGGATATTCCATTTACAAACCCTAGTTTACCAACACTTTCCAAATCAGATAATTGTAAATCAATTGAATTGATAAATTCTGACAAATTCATAGCATCCTTACATGTTTCATTCAAAAAAATCTGTAAATTAAATGTCTTATTATGACTATTGGTGTGAGTTTGAATATTGTTATGCGAATTATTCATGAATGGTTGTATTTGTTTACACACCTCCATCACTATATTTGTAATGTTTTCTCTATTGTGTTCTAATAAAATTTTCATTAAATTTGTATCTATTCCAGTCAATTTAGCAAGTTCTTTTTTTTCAGTTTCTTGTGAATAATTGGGAATACCGCTGTTAATGAATTCAACACACGACTTTCTATGTTTCCATAATCCCTGTCTATATTTATAAATACTTCCACAAATACACTCGAAAATTTTATCATCTAGTCCTTTCTCCGCCTTTTCCGCCTTTTTCCCGCCTAAATGTAATCCATTTGTCATCCTTTTATGTTTATCGGTTAAATTATGTCTATTAAATTTACTAAACTCTGATGTATTATAGTTACAAATTGTACAACAAAAAAAATGTCCGCCTTTTTCCGCCTTTTTGTCATCCAAAATGTCCTCCATTTGTCCTCTATTTTAGGACAATAAAAAAAACAAAAAAATTTACCGAAAAAATTTATGCTAACAATTTTTTTTTTTTTTTAAAAGTACCCACACCATAACTTTCAATTATGGTCACAACATTCATTTTTTTCCAAGACTTTTCTGGATTTTTCAAAAATGGACAAAAATAAATGTCCAAAATCGAAAATCCCAAACACTTTTGGACCCACTTTTCTGCAATAATTTAATAAGTTATTTAAGTTATTTTATTAAATATATAAATAAAACAACTTAAAGCGCACAATCGGCTTCTACCATTTCTTTTACTAAATCATCAAATGAATAAACTGGTGACCAACCTAATTCTGCTCTCGCTTTTGAACTATCTCCTAACAATTCGTCTACCTCGGCTGGTCTAAAGTATTTTTCTGAAATAAAGATTAATTCCCTTCCTGTATTTTCGTCATAACCAATTTCATTTAAACCTTCACCTTTCCATTTTATATTAAACCCTGTTAAAGCAAAAGCTTTTTCTATAAATTCTCGCACACTATGATATTCATTGGTTGAGAGAACATAATCATCTGGTGTTTCTTGTTGTAATATTTGCCACATACCGTAACAATAGTCTTTAGCGTGACCCCAATCTCTCAATGAATTTATATTTCCTAGTATTAATTTGTCTTGTTTTCCTTTTATTATATTACTTAAAGCAATCGTAATCTTTCGTGTAACAAAATTATGACCCCTTCTAGGACTTTCGTGGTTGAATAGGATTCCAGAACAAGCAAACATTCCATAGGATTCTCTATAATTTTTTGTGATCCAATAACTATACAATTTGGCTACACCATACGGCGATCTAGGATAAAAAGGAGTAGTTTCTTTTTGAGGAATTTCTACTACCTTACCAAACATTTCTGATGTAGATGCTTGATAAAATCGTATTTTGTCCATATCAATACCACTTGCTCTCAAAGATTCAAGCAGTCTTAAAGTACCCATAGCATCTACGTCGCACGTGTATTCGGGCATTTCAAATGATATTTTGACGTGACTCATAGCACCCAAATTGTATACTTCCAAACATTGTAGATTCTCATCATATTTTCCTTTAATTTCCATCAAAATAGATAATAAGTTGGAACTATCCGTTAAATCTCCGTAACGTAGAATCAATTTATCAAAAATATGTTCGATTCTCTCGGTATTTATATTGGACGATCGTCTGATTATACCCCATACAGCGTACCCTTTTTCTAGTAATATTTCAGACAAATAAGATCCGTCTTGCCCAGTGATTCCAGTTATGAAAGCTACTTTAAACATTTACAAATAAATATATACATGTATTTATATTTATTTTTTACATCATAATAAAATTACATTACATTTTTATTCAATGATCTTGGTAATCCATGTCCAAATAAAATCATATATATCAACACAAACGCAGCTAAAAGAATACTTCGGTTTTCAGCAACAATTTGTCTTTGACCTAGTACATAAACCATGAAAAGGTATAATAAAACACCAACTATCAAAGAATGTAACAACATCATTCGCCCGTTTTCCATTTATATATTACTTGTATAAAAAATATGTCGATTCTTAATTGTCTAAATAAAATAGGTTTTAACCAAAAAATCTCCATTTTTTTGTTTTTGTTTGTCGAATATTCTGTTTCTTAGTAGGAGCACGCATAGTTCTTTTTTTAAAGTTTTTCAATCCCAATCCCTTCATTATAAAAGTTTGTATTTCATCTTTTTCATTACAAATTTGATCTATTACAGGCGCAAAGAAAAACCGAAATTGGGGTTTCATTTTTTGTAAGTCATCAACACATATCCATCGAATCTCTTCTTTTTCAAATATTTTCGTATTTTTAATGACTTTTGGCGAGAGTCTTTTTTGTAAAAATCGTTGATTGTTATTATAATAAAATGGTAATTTTGGATCATATTCAAATGGGAAAATATGTATTCTATAGGTTGACTGACCTTTGTTTGTTATGTGATCTATGTTGTATGTACCATATTGTTTCAATAACTTGGATATATCTTTGTCTGATCCTAAAAAACCAGTCAATTCTTCGACGCCTTCTCGAATAGCTGTCTGAAGGTAGGTTTCATCATTGTCTTTTCCACCACCGAAATCTGAAAACCCTGGCGCAGAGTCCTCGTATTTGTTTTCTTTACCAAATAAAAAATACAACTTGTTTTTATAAATTGTTGTAGGCAATATACCAGCACCCATGTTATATTATAATAATATTTAATTTATTATAATATATTGGTTTGCTTTTGAGAGAAAAATATCAAATTATTATTGTTGTCCTGTTTCCAAATTACATGTATTACCATCAGGGACGCATGGATACTGATCAGGGTTGCCAAACATATCGTCAAAATAAAAATAATAACCACTAGGACATTGTTTACCATAAACAGGCTGGACTGTTCCACATACACCAACGGTACTACTACCGCCAATAGGTGTTCCTGAATCTTGGAAAGTTATGCTAGTTGTTTTTAGACATCCGAATGAACCACTGTCATCTCCTGCTAAATCTGATAAACCTCCCATATATTCGTCTATCTCTTCGGGAAGATCATCAAAATAAGTGGGACACTGCTTCTTTTTTGTTCTACCGACATTTTCAGCATTTATCTTTGCTGTGATTGGTTGTAAATTTTGATTATAAGTCCTTCCTCTCTTAGTATATTTAACTGAAAGTGATAATAGTCTATGAGGAGTGGAAAGTTTATTTAAATGAGTTTCTAATTCCTTAAGTTCTCTCTCATCAACAATTATATGTACCGTTCCTCCATTACGAAAACTTACAGAAGCACCTGGGTTTGTAAATTGAAACACTACCAAAGTTTTTTGTAATTCGGTTTGTCCGCCGCACATTATATAAAATAGAAAGAAAAAATCAACCCTTCAAATAGGACCATAATCATCTTTTTTGACTGATAATTTACCTTGTATATTTTTTTTTGAGAGAATAAACCCCACATATCCTAAAATTATACCTACAATAGAACCTACAATCACCTGTAAAACACTGTGATGATTATAAATGACTCTCTGAAATAATGTAATCAATGTTATACCAAGATAAAACAGTGTTATTTTAACATCATGTAAAGCAAAATAAATATACACTGTGGATAATAATACAGATTGACTATGACCAGAAGGCATACCAAAAATATCGTAAGGAACTCCATGTTTATAGACATATCTTTCTTTTTGCTTTAACATCATATTGAATGTTTTAGTATCAATCGATGGTCTAGGTTGTTGAATTATACTTTTTAAAATAGGGTTTAGTATTAAACTAAATACAAAAAATACAATAAAATAAAATAACAAGTTTCCTTTGTTTCGCAATAATATAATGGATGTAACAAATAATAGTAAAGGACCAAATTCTCCTATTTTTTTCAAAATTGTTGCTATTGTTGAAAACATAATTTATATATATACCCATGAAAAAATTATTTTAATACTGATATAAACAATCACATATTAACGTAATCACCCAATCTAAACCATTTAAATTTAACACATGCCCTTTGTCATTTAACAATTTGACAGCCATTCTTTCTATATTTACAGGACCAAAATAGGTTCTTGTATTGTCTTGGAGAGAACCACTTAACTCCACCAAAACACTTCCTGTTTGAATCCCTGAAGTCTTTACAGGAATAATTGCGAGTATATCTGAACTGGTGGGTGCTTTTGCTCTAAAATTACCAGGACTTTGATTCTTATTAATTTCATTAATTGTGTACAATTGTGCTTGCGTTAATGTACGTGGAGCACTTGGCAGAGCCACTTGTATTTGATTATTTTGCTGATATTTTCCTGCTATCAATAATCCATTGTCTGTGATAGAACCTTGATTATCCAAAAGAGAAGATAAATTAGCTTCATCTACAATTTGGGATAAATTAGAAGTTCCGCCAACATTAATACATGTAGTTGGTAAATCAGGAGAGAAGTAACTTGGTGTTTTTAAAGTGTTTGAATATTCTGTAATTGAAACCAAACTGTTATTTACGTGATTTTGATTGTAATCATCAATTACTAATATTAAATATTTTGTTCCGGTCAAATCTAAAATGGATGTTGCTATATTACCACTAAAATCGACTGTTTCATAAGGTACTCTATAACCCATTAACCAACCTAGTGTTTGGTTCAAGTAATTGTTATTATTTACACAATTCACATAACATTGTAAAGTGGCTGTAAAGTCAAAAAAAGTGATAATGGTCGATCTTGTAATCGTAAATTTATATTGTGTTGTATTAATTGAACCTCCGTATAAAAATAAAACTATTTTACCATTGTTCTCATCATAGTAAACGGGTGTATTAGCAGTTACAAATCCTGGAAAAGCGGGAAATGTAAACCCAGCGTCCATAAAAGCCTTGTTCAATTTTACAACAAATTGCGCAGGAGTATAATTACCTGAAGGCATCGTAATAGTGACATTGTCATTACCATTCGTAATCCAAAAACACGTATTGTTATATATTGTGTCTATAACATACCATGAAAATGGTATTTGATAAGAATATAATCTCATTGACAAAACATTTTTTAATGTATCCGATAAATCTAATGTATAATTTGTAGAAGTACTGTTGACACCACTGAATTGACGAAATTGACTATCTAAATTAACAAATCTAGTAATTGTATTTTTAAGATTTGGATTTAAAGAATCTTGTTTTACAGGAACGTTATATACATCATTCACTCCTAATTGTTCTCTCGTCATAGGAACATGCTGATCTCCGAAAATTCCTATTTTTTGCTTTCTTTGAGTTATTTTATTTGTCTGATTTTGGTCATCTTGTGTTAAATACTGATTTTCATATCGATCCATTACTTGTTTTTCCCCAGATGGATAAATAGCACTTTCTTTATTATCTTCATCGTAAAGGGATTGAGAATATTGTAACAATTGACTTTGTATACTCTTAAAAAAACTGGATAATTTTGGGTCACTATTTTTGTATTTTTCTATGTATACATAAGTATTTTCAACTATATGGGTAGGATCTAAATCAGACAATTCAACTATAGCCATTAATTCAGATAGAGTATAATTGGAAACATTCGTATCGATACTTGTCATTTATTTAATAAAATATAACTATAGTTTTTATATTTATATTTCTATTTTCGTTAAAACTATCAATTGTTTCTAAAAATAATTTAAAATTGATATTAATTTTCATAGTATTAAAAATACACAAATTATTTATGTTTACTTTTTATGATTTCAATAGTTACTACAAGATATAATAATGACACTTGGGAAGAAAGTTTACATTATAGAAATAAAAATAAAATAGCATGTATTTATGGTTCGCCTTTAGAAATGTCACCTCGGATTTGTTTGGATACGGGTGTTTTTGTGATTGAAATGAACAATAGTAAAAATAGAATCGAAGGAATTGGTCTTATCAGGAATAGAACTCATGTAGATAGATATTACAAAATTTATCATGAAGGAAATTACAATCGTTATATTTATCAAAGTAAGTATCATATTTTTAGAGAACAAATATTGGAACATAATGAAAAATTGGTCAAAATATTGGATTATATTTTGTTTAAAGAAAAAACACATTTGAAACGAGGTTCTGGATTCACTTCTATTCCAGAAAAATTATTAAAACATCCTATTTGTGAAAATATAGAGTTAAAGAAAGAATTGAGAGAATTGTTTATTACAATTATTCGAAAACAACAATGTAATGAAAACGAGACGCGTTTATTATTTTGATCGTTTATGTGGTTTTTGTAAATATATTTTTTTAGTTGTGTTTTTAGCATTAATGACATTTGCTTTTTCACAGAAAATAATGAATAAATTGTTTAAATCTTGATACATGTTTATCGTTTTATCGAAAAATGTATTATCGATTGTTTTTAAATTTTGTAAAAAATTATCGCTGTAATAAGAGTCACTTTTAGTTAAAAATAAATTTATATCTTGCGGAGACAATGTTATATTGTATTTCAATAATGATAATAAAGTGTATGTTTTGTTATTATATATTGAATTTTTTTTTAATAATGAGATCATTTCTTCTCTCGAAATAATGTTTGGTTTTTCTGTTAATAGCAATTCTTTTTTCATTGTTTCTATTTCATTTTGTTTATTGATATAAATGTATTGTATGTATATGTAATAATTATCTTCTTTATAGAATTTACAAAATAAATTATCGGTTTGTTCAAAATCATTTATCCATGATTCGTCTAAATTCATAGTATCTATTTTTATTATAAAGACCGTCGAAAATAAAAATATATCAAAATCGCAGTTTGTTTTTATTCACTGGTGGATGTGGTAGGAGTTTCATATAATGGATATAAAAAGTATCCAATTAAACATTGCGCAACAGCTATACAGCATATACCGAACTTTATAACAAGCAATGGCTTACCCAAGCTTTTATCAACTGACATCGAATTATGAAGGAAATACATCAGTCCAACTAATATCGCCTCAATTCCAATACTTAATAATGCGGTTGTCGCATTTAAAATTGTTGGATATCCCGTTGAAAATAATGTATCTGTCATAAAAAATAGATAAATAGCTGATATTACTATTAAAATGCTTATTATTACAAGAAAAATAATACTAATTTCTGCGTTTAGTCCTTTTATAAGTATATTAATAATTGGAAAAATTATTAACACTGTAAGAAAACCAGACACCATTATTACAACATTATAAAGTTCTAATTGTTTATCACTTTTAACATCTTTAGAAAAATTCATTGTATTGTTTACATATTCACTCATAAAATTAGGATCCAAAATCATAAGTGCTCCACTTATCATACTTCCAAACACAAGGAGCATTATTAATAAACTTGAATACGTTTTATTTTCATTAATATCACCATAATTGTATTCAATTATAAATAGAGGAATTAAAGATGTTAATGAAGCAATTAACAATAAAAAATAAGTTGGTGGAGTAATATCTTTAACACCAGCTTTAACCAACCAAATACAATTAAATACAAAATACAGTAAAATTAATAAAAACATCAAAACCAGTGATGCATAAGTTATTTGATCAGTTGATGGAGTCCAACCAGTGGGGAGAGTAAAGGGGAGATCAAAGGAATGATATTTGCCTTTCGAACAAAATAAATAAAACATAAACAACGCAATTAATATATAAAAAAAAGCGTCCAAAATTTGAACTGTATTTGTTGAAATATTAATACCACTTGGATGTTGGTATATTAAATAGCCTATATATAACAAAAATAATACAAATATTATTTCAAATATAATAATAGATATACGTGTCCAGGTCATCGAATCACTTTCTATTTTTTTTGCTATAATTCCATTACTGCTACCACTGCTACCACTAAGTCTCTCGGGATCAAAAGCTGGTAAATTCCTAATTTTTTCGAGAAGTTCCTGGGTCATTGTTTCTATTTGACTCATTTTATATTTTAATATATATATAATTACAAATATTTTAATGATTATAATAAAAAATTGTATAAATACCATCAAAACATCTTTCAAAGAAAACAAAGAATATTGTTAAACATCAATATATTCTAACATGAAATTTCTTTCATAATCCGCAATACCCCATTTCCTAATATAATCCATTCTTCGATTATCCCACATTTCAGTCAATCTAGAAAATACGATAATTGGATCTTCATATTCTTCCATTTCATCATCATCATCATCATCATTATTTATTGTATCTTCGCCATACGTCCATACCAGTTGATTTGTGACTTTGTCTGATTTAATACAAACCCATCCAGGTTTAACATTATCATCTTTTTCATTTAAATTGTATTCATTTTCCAAACAATCTTGATTATTGTTAATTATCTTGCTTACATAATTCAACTCCACATTTTTTTTAATAGGATCCACAACTACATTGTATTTTGATTCTGATATTTTTACAGGTTTCAACTCTGGAAATGAATCAATGTTTGACAACATTTTGATTTCATCTTCTTTGGATTTCCTCATTCTTTCTTCAATCAACAAAGACCTTCTCATTCGTTCATCTTTTATTCTGTCTTCATAATTCCTCCGACCCATCAAAATATTATTTTGTTTTATTTCTTCTCTATCCGATGTAAAAACATTCAAATCATTGTTTGTTTTTTGTAGTATGGGAGGTGTAATATTATTTTTGGTACTATTTTTATTATTTTTATTATTATTAACATTTTTAATAGTTTTATCATCTAATAAATTAGAGAAACGGTTATTGGAAGCACGGATATTTTTATTACTGGTTGTCATTGTTTCGTTTTTAATTTACTATTACTACTTAAAAAAAATTTAATTCAATTTTTTATTTAACTAAATAATAAATAATATCTAAATATCATCAATGTTTATTTCTTCTTCATTAATACTAGTAATATTCGCAGCAGCAGCAGCATCATTGTTCAATTTTGTATTTACTTCTTTTTCAATAAGTTCCATATATTCGCTTTTTTTTTCATCAATATAATCGAAATCATCGTCTTCATTTTTATCAAATTTATCAAGTGTATTGAAAATATTCCAATCTTCATTGATTGTATTTTTAAGTCGATCGACATCTATTTGACTATATACTTCTAGCAAGTCACAATTTTGTAATTTAGAATTGAGTTTATCGCCAACATCTTTACTCATTTCCCATTCTCTCAGACCAACCAATACCATATTATTATTCGAAATAAAATTGTCTCTTTTCCCTCGACCTCTGAATTTACCTCTAATGTGACAGAGCCTTGTTTTATTATCTATACAAAGAACGTGACACATACCGTTTCCTAACATTTTAGTAACTTGCGCGTAAACTTCATATTCATCTTGAGAAACTCGCAAATTATTAGTTTGTTTTGGAGCATTCACAAATTTTCTTGCTTGACCCTTTGTCTTACTACCACCTGTTCTATTTTTAACCATTTTATTAATTTTTATATATTTTATTATTTTCAGGGTTTTTATATCATTTTTTTTTACGTTTTTCTAAAAAATCAATATTTAGAAACGAGTGTTAGATAAATTTATAATATTTTAATATATTATAAATGAGTGCTTGGAATGATTTTGTTCTAAAAATTTTTCATGAAGAACGTAAAAAAAACAAAAAATATAGCTATAAACAAGCATTACAAGATGCTAGTAATCGTAAGAGTGAAATGGGTTCTATGAATGTATCACAGTCACCAACTGAAAATAAAAAACTCAGAAAATCTAAATCTAAATCTAAAAAAGTAAGCAAAAAACTCAGAAGTAAAGGAAAAACTCGCCGTAATCGTAAAAATTAAAGATTCATTCAAAAAAATTCAATAGCGTTAGACAACAAATAACACAGTTGTTCTTGTTTTTCACTAGCTAGTTTTTTAAAATTGAAAATATCATTCATTTTAGAGTATTCTTTCCAACATTTTTCTTCAAAATAATTTTTAAAAAGGAAATATTTTTGTTTCATTTCTATCAAAACATTTACACTATTATTATCTTCATAATTTCGTAATAAATTACTCATTAAATATTCAATAAATTTATGTATTATTGAATCTTTTTCTTTGACTTGAAAAAATTGTATCAAAATAATTGAAATAATCATAAATAAACTATTGATCGAAAAAGCAACCCACAATGTTTCACTTGTATTGACTAATGTATTTTTCAAATAAGATTGCCAATCATATGGATCAATACATAAATTTTTATAAGTTTCTCTCTTTTTTTGAAATTCGCTTACTAATTTTTGTTTCCATTTTAATTTAATATTTTCGGGAAACACCTTTAAAAAATCCAAATTATCAGTATATTCATCGATTATATTCGAATTATTAAAAACTAAAAACAAATCCTTTTTTCTAATAATCTCCTTCGCTAAAAATAAATCAAAATGTTTGTTGTTAAAATTGTCAATATTATCTATTATTTTTATAAAATCGTTGCTATTTTCGTCTTTTAAATATTTTTCAAAATTTTGTATATAAATACATGAATTATCTCGACAATATAACAAATTTTTAGAAGAAAAATCCAATGATCGAATATGATTTTCTCCTAAAAAAATGAAATTATTGACAATTTCTTCATAAATTATCATAATATTCACAAAAATACAGTTGTTTTGGAGATTAAAAATAGAATATATAAAAGGTTCGTATTTGTATGAAGTAACATCATACTTATAATTTAAAATAATGTATCGTTTATCCTGCGCTATTTTACTATTATTGTCATTATTATATGTATGTCGTAAAATATTTTTATTGTGTTCGCATATTTTAATAAATTCATAATCTTCAATAGTTATATAACGAAAAAAAGAATTACGCTGCCATAATACCATTAATTTACTTATAATCTCGCCAATGTTGATTTTATTTTCAACAAAAAAGGTATATTCTACTAATTCTTTACCATAATCTGGTTTTTTCCGTTCCTTTTCTTCGAAATATATAGTTTTTTGTAAAGAATCTACGTTTATATTCATTTTCATCATTTATAATTTTATTATTTTACCATAATCTATTTAATTATTTATTATCATGAAATATCTATTTTTATAGGTTTTTTTAATCTTATTTTTAATTTGTAACGAATCTTTAATATTATAACTTATCAAACGTTCTATTTCTTTTTTTAATAATTCTATATTTTCTTTACAAAAATCTGAAAACCCTTCCGAAGGTTTGTATTCTTTTTTATCTATATTTGATTTTATATGATTATCCATACTATCCAACAATTCTTTCAATAAACCAACATACGCGCAACGCTTGGTTGGTTCTTTTTTTTCGGTTCCTTTTTTTCTAAAATAATATCGAGCACTTTTATACATTTTGTCCATTATGTCTCCGTGATAATTCAACTCTAGTAAACGTTTAATTTCATCCTCTACGATTGAATTATTATTATTTCTCCAAGTATTCCAAGCTTCTTTGAAATCCTTTCTTTCATCGTATTGATGAATTTTTGAAAATCGGAATAGTTCTTCTATAAAATTATCTGAAAATTTGTAACGATAAATAGTAGCTTTATTGGTATTATCGAACATTTTTTATTTTGTTAATTTGTTGTTTATTTATTACTTGTCCATTGATAAGTTATTGATTAAAATATTCAATTTTTTTTTATATTACAAATGAAATAAAATTGAATAAAAATTCATTTATTGTACTATTTTACAATTAAATAGTAAAGTATAAAATGATCAGCGACAAATTAAAAGAGTTAGATCTTCCTCTACCTGAAATTGTTTATTCTTATGACCTATCCAAACAGCAAGAAATTTATGATTATTTGTCTAGTTTAAATGATCTACAAAAAAAATCATATTTAATAGCGAAAACACATTTGGGAACATCTTTTAATATCTATAAAAGCAATGGTTTTAAAGAATGGAAAAATAAATTCAAATAATTGTGATGTTACGTTTTAGACTCTTATTGTATTTCGTTCTATTGTTGTATTTATACCTAGACCCACCTTTTTTCGTGGTATTTTTCATTGGACTTAATTGTGATATTGGATGTGATATTGGAGTCATTTGCGATAGTGGTGTCATGGGTTGTGTAAAATGATTGATTGAATTCTGGATTCGATTCATACTTTTTTTTTTATCTTCTATTATTTTTGTATAATTCATAGATGCGGCATTGATCGCATCAGAAGACGCTGTAATGATTTCACTTACTGCGTTTGTAGATGACAAAAATGCTTCGCCAGCATTACTTAATGATCGAATAGTACCAATAAGAATACCAACCCCTGGTATTTCCTCCGAAACATTCAAACCAATTTTCACAATTGATTCGCCAACTTCTGCTGCTGTTTTTGTTCCAATATCGACCGCTTTCTCCATAAATTCTTTAAAAAAAGGACTAGCTGCTTGAATTGCTATGATTCCATTATCAGCCAATTCACTAACAATTTGTTTCAATTTTTCTTTATTTTTTGGATTACCCAAAGCTTCTTTTATTTCATCTAATTTACTATTTACATCTGAAGAATCTGAAATATTCACATTTGCTAATTTAGCAATACGTTCCGTTGCTGTAACAAATAGTCCTTTCAATAAATTACTCGTTCTTTTTACAATTTCCATATTCCCTAAATCAAGTTCTCTTTCTGATTTCACTTTATTCATAATATTCTGTGTCGTTGAAGCGTCATCTACGTAATTATTTCCACCATTTATTTTATACTTGTAACTATTTTTTTTCCGTTTAATCGAGTGAAATTTCTTTTTTGTTTGTGTAAATTTCATTTTGAGCTTATATTATATTAATGTTTTATTTTTTTGAAATCAGCAAAAGTCATAGCATATTTTTTATTTATGATTTTTTTATCTATCTTTTGTAATATGTTAAAATTAGCAAATTTACCTTGATGAGAATACCTATTTGAATTTTCTTTTAATAATATTTTATCACTACTATTTGTACCACTCACAATAGCGTTTGTATTCATTCTATTTTGTGGAATATTGTTTTTTGGAGGAGGCACTGTATTTACTCTTCCAGCGCAAGCTTCTTTATTATAACTTTTAAACTTTGCAAAAACATTTTTCTTATTATCAACAGTGTTTTTCAATTTATCAGATGAAAAATTTTCATCATTATCTTTCATTGTATTTTGATTAGCAACTTCAATTAATTTTTTCTCACTTTCTCTCAATTCTTCTTCCATATCAATGTATAAAGGTCGATAATTATAAATTAAAACATATTTCCTTGCTACAGTTTCTAAAAATCGATAGGGAATTGTAGAATCAGAATAATAATCAAATGCTAATTTATCGTGATTGTAAAACAATAAAACATTCCCTAATGGTGTGGATTCAATGATAATTTTCTTTTTAAATTGTTCAAGTTGTCCATCTATAATAAATTGACGTGCTTGATTTTTCAGCTCTAATTCATTTATTTTTAAATCTTGTAATTCTGATAATTGTTTTTTATTCGCATCTAATTCTTTTTTTATAGATTCCTCTATTTTTTGTATTATTAATACATCTTTTTTACTATTGTCTTCTTCTTTATAACCATCACTATCTTCTTCATCATACAAATTTTTTAATGAATTATTTAACTCATTTATTTTATTTTTGATTTCCGTAATTTCATAAAGATGTTTATTTTCACTTTTTTCTATTAATTCTTTCCATTTTTCTTCTTCTTTTTCTAACTCTTCACTTGAAAACACATATTCATTTTTCATATTACGCACTTGTAATAAATATTTTTCTTCATATGGAATTATTAATTTTGGCGACACTTTGTTCTCTTCTCTATTGTTTTCATTGTTTTCATTGTTTTCATCGCAATCATTGTCACACAGTTTCAATAATGTTTCATCATCTAAATAAATTAATTGTTTATAATTATTGTAACTATTAATAATGACAATCACAAAGCAAAAAAAATACAGTACAAACATACATGATTTTAAAATATAATTTAAAAAAAACATTTTTTAATGTAATATATATTTAATTATAAAGATTATTTTAAGCATTTTCACTTGTAATTTCTTTTATTCTCTCTTGAAATAAATATTTTATATTTTTCGATAGATCAGGTAATTTTATCAATTCATATGTTTTTTCTTCGCTACTTGGATGAAGTCTTACTAAATATAGATCTGTTATTTTTTTATTATATTTATCTTCTACTATTGCTTTATACGTATTCAATTGTAGCGCATAATGCCAAAAATTGGAGTCTGGCATATGACTAATACATTCTGTAATAGCATATTTATTAAAATTATTTACTGTTGTAATATCTTTACAACGTTTCCAATCATAAATGCTTAGAGTTCCGTCGTCGTTTTCGTAAACCATGTCTATAGATCCAGCTAATTTGAGTTCTTCGTGATAAATTATCCATTCAGTTCTATACGGCTTTAAATAAGGCATTTCCTTAACAAACTCAATAAAATATTTCCATTCCAAACTTTTGCTTTCATGGTCTTCTGATTCATATAATTCGTACAATTCTTTATGAGTATATCCAATACTCGCTCTGTCGTCATTCATAAAACATTCGATTTCAAAATGCATATCTGTTCCAGCTCCGGAAACAGCATCTTTGTTCGAATTCCATTGTGTTTTTATTTCTTCAGCAGTCATGTTCCAATATTTATGACCTTCTTTCCAATTTTTACCCTTCATCATATTTTTAATGACATTGTCAGCGTCAAAATGGGGAAAATGACTATGATTCCATGTAGTTACGGAAGTATAATTACTATTTGGATCTGTTTTTATATTGTATTTATGCCCTTCTTCAATAAATACAATATTATCATCTCTAATGTGTTTATTTCGATTTGCTAAAACATTGTTTAAAGTTGGTTTCATAATAACCTCTGTTTTACTCATTTCCTTTTATTTTATTTTAAAAATGTAAGTCATTTTTATTTTTCAAATTTTTATGAAATAAAAATCCATGAAATGTACAATTTATCCAAATGATTTCTTGTTTTTACCATATCTCCATTATATGCTCTATAAATGTCTTTAACATGAATAAATCTAGCAATAAATCCAAAAAACATGATAGGTAGTAAACATAATAACAATCGCTTATTGATTTGATTGGAGAGAATTCTATTATAAAAAATATAACTTACCATATTACAAAACAACATATATATAATTGTATGTATCAAAATAGAAGCAATCATTGGGAAAAGAATAGGCGATTGAAACAATTGAGAGAAACTAAGTTTTGGATTTGTTGTGTCTAAATATAATTTTGTAAACATATACTATAATATAATGATTTTAGATAATTATTTAAGTTATAATAATAAAGTGATTATTGCTGTAATTTGTAGTGGATTTTGGATTTATTTAAGAACTTCAGATTGTTATAAACTTATACCTAGATATCATGTATTTCCAGTATTATTTGTTATGACTTGGACATATCTAAATTATTATGAACCATTATTTTTACCTATTGGATTGATAATTCTAATTGTGTATTCAAGACTTCTTACAAGTAAAGTTTTGAAACGGCACACCAAAGGGGTTTTATGGTTCAAACTGTAACTGGCAACTTACTTGAAATATTCAAGGGTTTAAAAAGTTCTTCGCCTTTGAGATATTTTGTGAGATTTTGATTTTCTAGAAGTTGATTTCATTTTTCTATTTATTTTATGTGTTAAATGTGTTCTTGGTTTCAATGATGATTTTTGTTGTTCTGTATTTATTTTTAATGGGAAAATAATTTCTTCATCTCGAGATGGACTAGAAATATGTGTATATTTTGGTTCAAAGAATCTAACTTTTTTTTTCTTCGATTTTGGTATTTTTACTAATTTATCCAATTTAGGAGAACTTTTGTATGATAATTTGTGTAAAAAATCATTATAAAGTCGTTTGTCAATGTTTGTATTTATACTAGGTATATTTAATAACTCTGCAACTCCAGCATTATCCATTTTAAGGTCCATATGTGATTTATTACCATTTTCATCTAAGTTTAATGAAATATTCGCAATTTTGCCATCATAATTCGCATCCCAATCAATATTAGTATAATAATTTTTATTATTATTGTGAATAAAAGTTTTAGAAATTCCTTGATTTTTAATAAAATTATTTAACATAAAATCTATATAGAAAATATAGATTTTTTTTTTATAAATAATATAAATAATATAATGAATGTAACTTTTACGGAATTGGATAATAATGATGATAATCCTGATTTTTCTAATCAAAATCCATACTTTAATGAGAAACTTTTAGAAAAAAAAATACAAAATAAAAAAATACAAAATAAAAAAATAACAACCAATAAACTACAAAATAAGACACAAAATAAGTCACAATCAAAAAAAAATATATCCTACGATGACATATTGTCTTCGATGAATACAGTTGTGGTTAATGGTAAATTAGAATTTATAAAAAATGCTGAAAGCATTGAAGAACCTGTTACTCAACCTACTATCCCTCCAATCAAAAAAGTACAGTTTAGTAATCAACAACAACAACAACAACAACAACAACAACAACAACCACAACAACAACAACAACCACCATTAGATCCTTCTCTCAAAAATAGTTATATATACAATAAATTTTTCAAGGATTACAAAGATCCAACTATTATTGAAGAACAACCTAAAATACCTACAACTCGAGAAGAATTTAAAAAACAATTATTAATTAACTATATTAGTAGATACAATGAGAGAAATAGAATAAATCAAATTAAATCTACTAAATTACAGTTTAATACAAATAGCAATAATGTAATTACAACAAGAAAACCAAATACAAATATAACTGGCATTAATAATCATTTATTTAATTTCAAATGAAAATAAATCACTTAAAGATAATTATTGAGTAAATAATAACAATAATTGTTTACTTATTGTTCATAAATCCGGCTTTAGCTCAGTTGGCAGAGCGGTTGACTGTAGATGTAGTATCATGTTTGTGATCAATAGGTCACTGGTTCAAATCCAGTAAGCCGGAATAATAAATTTTGAATTATAACAACAAAATAGCGCTATAATTGTTTTGTTGTTATACTTTAGTCTCTACGTTCGCGTCCATATCAGAAAAATCAGAATCGGACGTTTTTCTATTATAAACAGTTCTTGTTTCATCATAATCCATATTGTTAATATTCTTTTCAATATCAAATAAAGTAATAATATTTGAATTTGAATTTGAATTTGATTTATAAAATGAAGTTAAATTTAAATCAAAAAATTTGGAAGAATCTTTTTCGATTGGTGTATTTTTACATCCACTTTCCATTTTTTCATATATATTTTGAGTTATATTCAAATTTTTAAGTAATAAATCATTCGTTATTTTAAAATTATGCTTATTGTATTTATCCATATTTTTTTTCAGTATTTTTAATTCTTTTGTTTTATCAGATGCTTCTTTATCTTTTGCATTAATAATATCTAGTTGTTCCTGTAATTTTTTTTCTTCTTCATCTTGTTTATAAGGTTTCATAATGCTTTTAACAAAATCATTTAATTCTTTTGGGTCTCTCGTATCTAATAAAAATACGCTACTAAAAAAATCAATAAAATAATATCGTAGCCAATATTTTTTTTTAATTTCAGCATTCTCCATTTCTTTTATAAACATGTCATCAATAATAGAAAACGCGGATTTTAAAACCAATATTTCTTTAACATATTCATTTTTTTTACTATACAATTGTTTGATTTTGCTTTGTAAGCTTTTAATTTTTGTTTTTGAATTATAATTATCGTCTATATGTGTTGTTACTTCATTATTACTAGAATCCAACCGCACTTCTTTCATTTGTTTTGCGGATAATACAGTTTTTAAATAAATCAAGTGATTTTTAATTTCTTTTAAATTATTGATTTTTCTTTTTTTTAGATCTTCTATTTTTTTTATAATTAAAAAAACATTCGTGTTATAAATTACAGGATATAATGTTCTGATTATTTTAGGTATGATAAATTGATTTGTTTCTTTTATTTCACTTATTTTTTTCTCTACATCAGATATTTTATCACTTATCACTTGTTCTATGGTTAAATTTTTTTTAGTAAGTGTATCAGGAAATAAAAGTGTTGTTCCTGATAAAAATTCAACTGATGTTTGTAGTTTATCATACTGATGCGCCGCTATTTTATGTGCTTCGGAAGCGGCGTCTAATTTGAAATAATTTACTAACGCAAGTAAAAAAGCAATAATTCCATTTACGGCTGCTATTAAATAAGGTCCCCAGTTGTAATCCTTAAATACACCTGATAGTACAGTGGCTGATGTAGAAAGAGCAATAGAAGGCATCATTAATTTGTTCAATTCACTTTCGCAATAAGTTTTAGATTCCATACAAATAAGTTTTTGTCCTTTCAAATAACTTGCTAAAATGTCAAGAGAACTGGAGTATTTATGATTTTCTTCAAAATAATTGTCTTTAATATCTTTTTCGACTTGTTTAAAAGAATATTTCGTTGCTATTAACTTCTCCTTAGGGTTATGTTTATTTGAAATTTGAGAATTATTTTCGGTATGAATACCACATTTTATATCATTGTTTGAACTATCTAGTAAATTTTCACTAGTATTTTCATTTTCTTCTAGATCTGATAATTTTTCCCATTCCATGTGAGATAATTCATCATCATCATCATCATCATCATCATCTCTTTCATTATTATTTTCAGATATGGTTATTAATATATTGTTTTCATTGTTTTCATTGTTTTCATTGTTTTCATTGTTTTCATTGTTTTCATTGTTTTCATTGTTTTCATTCATTGAATCATCACTAAAATTTTCATCGTCGTTTTTTGATGACATTTATATAATGATTTAAAAAAAAAATAATATTTTCTACGTCTATAACATAATATGACTTATACACGTAAAAATATGGGTCGCGGAGCAGCTACAAGAGGATGGAAAAATGAAAAACCAGGGTTTCATCAAAAAACAGTCATGTTGAAGAAGTGTGGTAAAAAATGTTTTTTAGGACCACATAAATCATTCCCTATTTGTAAGAAAAATACTTGTAAAGTGAGTTCCAAAGGCGTTTATGCTGCTTATATCAGAGCACGACAATATAGACATTCTGGAAAAAAATATATGAATATTTCTAAAAAAGCGAATAGAATGCTTGTTCGTATGGGTGTTAAACGATAATATTTTTGTTTTTTATAATATTATTACTTTATTGATTATAATATTATAAATTTACACAATAACTAAACCAGGTGTATCAGTTTTATTATGGTGTATAAGTGATAGGGTTGGACCCTGGCATAGGACAATACCCAGGACCTGCTAAAATACTAGCAGCACCAGGTGGAGTATAAATAGTAGAAACAAATGCGCCTGAAATTAATTTTTCAACACCATTTGTTGATTGTCCTCCAAAAGGAGCTGTAGAATAGTCAACAATATCGCCAATGGTATTGCCATTGTTTATCTTGTATCTTACATCAGCAGTCTTAGATCCAAGATCTGCAACTACGGAATTAACTCCTATAGCTGAGTTGAAATTTATTTGTTGTGAACTATGTTTAAGTATGACTGAATTATATCTTTGAGTCGTAGTTACATTATTACTACCATTAGCACTAACACTGGTTTGAATGTCAGTAATAGTCACGTGGATAAATGAACCACCAGAATAACCATCTAGCTGCTGTTCTTGATCAAAAATTTTATTCAAAATCGATTCAGAAACATTGGTAAAAGTTACTGTATTACTTCCCCTAATTGAATAACAAGATGGATTACTAGTACTTAGTTGAGTTACGATTCTTAAAAGATTGTTGTTGAAAGTAGTAGGAATTGCAGAAGCAGTACTCATTTATACATACTATAAATATTTTAATTTTTATGAAATAAAAAAAATACGCATGAAAATTTTAGTTGCTAAATATTTCTTATCCAAATTCTACTTTTTCTAAATATAAAGAATTTTATAAAAAAAAAACCATATAAATAACTAAATATTTCCATTTTTTTTATTTTTTATTTTTTTTATTTTTTTAGAATATTGGTAGAATTGTTTCTTCAAGAATAAATGAAAAGTTATGATTTTGTTTACAATTATCTATAAATTCTTTTTGCAAGAAGTAAAAGTCATATTTATTATTTGAATCATTATTGTTATTTTCAATTTCATCAGCAAAATCATCATAGTGATGATTATCATTGTGTTGAATTAATAATTCTTCTTCTTGTTCAATTGTATAGTTATTTATAATATTTCGAATAAGATCATATACAGCTTCATGAACTGGTGAATGATCATCTTCATCGTTATATTCAGGATGATCTGTAAATAATAATGCTCTGACCAATGATTCATTCGTTACACCTTCTTCAAGCAATTTTTTTACAATTAAACTGAGTGAAGGTTTAGGTTTGGGTGTTTGTATTTGATTTTGTTGTAACAATTCATTTTCATAATCATCTTCATCGTAAATATCGTTTTCATCAGTTAAGATATCACCTGTAACACGTTGTAACATAAAACGCAAACCTCTTAAAATATCGGATTCTTCGATTTCATCATCATCTTCATCATCTTCATCATCATCATCTTCTTCATCTTCTTCATCTTCTTCATCTTCATGAAGATGATTTGCTACAGATTCTTCTACCATTTCACTTCTACAATAAGGACAACCAAAACCGTTATAAGCAACGTTAGATAATAAACATTTTGTATGGAATTCATGACCGCATTCTGTTGTTACTCGATTAGTAGATCCAATTATTTCTACCATACAAATAGGACATTCAGTGCATTCAATAGCTTCACACAAAACAATATTATTTGACATTGTTGTTCAGTTTAGATTAATTCGTACTTTGTTATTATTATTATTGTTGTTGTTATTGTTGTTATTGTTGTTATTATTGTTGTTGTATTTAATTCAATTTAGTGTTCTCAATTTTTTTTTGTTTATAGTAAAAATTTGGATTACTTATTTTTCTTTTTTGGTATTTACAATAAATGTAATGATTTCGTAATTTTTTTATAATTTTAAATATTGAATTACAATTTAGGATGTTAGTAAAAGTATTTACAATGGTAAAAGATGAAGTCGATATTATCGATGATTGGGTAATATATCACGGATCTATGTTTGGTTTTCCAAATATTTTTGTTATAGATAATTTTTCAAGTGATGGTACTTATGAAAAATTACTTGAATTGATGGGTCGAATATTAGGTTATTGAATATTTACACTGTAAAATAAAAAAATTGAAATGCTTTTTATTTTACAATTATAAAAATATTAATTTTTTAAAAGCAATCCAAATCAAAAATGACACAGTCTATGAGTATTTACATTCCACATGTTTTTACTAATATCACTAAAGAATTCATCATGAAGACATTTGAAAATTGGCAAATTGGAAAAGTACATCATGTTGATTTTACGGATAAAATAGATAAAAAAGGTAAAATGTATTATTCTGCGTATGTTCATTTTGATTCATGGTTTGATAATATTGTTTCTCAAAATTTTCAAGACCGTGTAAAAAATCCAGAAAAAGAAGCAAAACTTGTTTACAGTGATCCTTGGTTTTGGGTATGTTTAGAAAATACTAGTACTCATATTGTTAAAAAAGGAAATGGATCAGGAGGTGAGCGTAAAATTAAAATTAATTTGGATGATTTATTTGCGTGTGCGGTTGCTTCTAATAATGTAAAAAAAATTAATATTGAGAATGATGAGAAAATCATTGATGAGAATAATGACGAACTTGTGGTTTATAATGAACAACGTAAAGTAGATATGAATTACGTTAGACATTTAGAAATTATGAATTATAAACTGATGTATGATTTACGTAATTTACAAGGCGATTTTATTATGGTTTAAAATCTACCTTTGGGAAAGGTAGAGCCAAAAAAAGTGGAGAATGTGTTGAATATACGTATGTGAATAGTATTTTATTGTAAAATGTAATTTTAACAAAAGTTTTTTTATTGAAAAAATATAAAGCACTCAAGATGAAATTAACAAAAAAGAAACATTCCTCAACCTTTGGGAAAGGTAGAACCAAATCTATAACCTTTGGGAAAGGTAGAACCTTTGGAAAAGGTAGAACTTTCAAAAAAGTGTACAAAAATAATAAAATTGAATACTTTTTTCCTAGTTTTACAAAAACAAAACGTAATAAAGGTAAATTGTATAATACTAATAATCAAATTAGAAAGAAAATGAGTGCTGGAGGAATGCGTTATAATGAGCAATTTATTGATTTAATGGAAAAACTAGCGTCTATCATGTTAAAAAAAGGCGAGCCTTTTAGAGCAAGAGCATATCAAAAAGCTCAAGAAACACTAATGGCTTATCCACAAGATATTTCGTCTGTCGACCAATTGAAAGGAGCTCCTGGAATTGGTCCAACTATTTTAGAAAAATTAAATGAATTTGTAAACACAGGCACTTTAAAAATAGTAGAAAGAGAAAAAAACAATCCCGTTAATATTCTAGGAGAAATATATGGAGTTGGTCCTAAAAAAGCAAAGGAACTTGTGGAAAAGGGAATTACAACCATTGAACAATTACGTCAGCAACAAGATCAAGTTTTGAATGATGTACAAAAAGTTGGATTAAAATATTATGAAGATATTTTAAAACGTATTCCAAGGACAGAAGTTCAAGAATATGAAACCATCTTTAACGCGGATTTCAAAAAAGTAACTGGTTCTGACCCTGCGTCACGAATGGAAATTGTAGGTAGTTTTCGTAGAGGCGCCGAAACATCTGGTGACATCGATGTAATAATTACTTCGGATAATCCTGATGTATTTAAAAAATTCATTGACGAATTAATAAAAGAAAAAATCATAGTAGAAGTTTTGTCGAGAGGTTCTACTAAGTGTTTAGTAATTGCTAAAATCCCGTCTTCAAACATCGCTAGACGTATTGACTTCTTATATACGACACCACAAGAATATCCATTTTCCATTTTGTATTTTACTGGTTCTAAAATATTCAACACAGTTATGCGACACGAAGCTCTTACATTGGGCCTTTCCATGAACGAACATGGATTATATAAAATGGAAGGTAAGAAAAAGGGCGAAAAAGTAGATGTTATTTTTAAAAATGAAAAAGATATATTTGACTATTTAAATTTAGAATATAAAACACCCATTGAGCGTATCGACGGGAGAGCTGTTGTTATACTAAATAAAGACAACAACAACGATGTGGTCAGTGTAGAACAAGCTACACCATCTTTCAAAGTAACAAAAGTAAAAAAGGTAACTAAATTAACAAAAACAATAAAAAAAAAGAAACCTATTGTTGTAGACCCTGATACTCCTGTTACTAGTATCAATGCGTCTAGTAACATCCAAATGGATGAAAATGTTAAAAATACTACTTTTGATTTGTTGATCTCATTTAAGACAAATGGTATATCTGTTTTGAATAATCTAGATGAAAAGACATTATCTGATATGGTTACTTTATCGAATGAAAAATATAGAAATCAACAGCCTATTATTAGTGACAACCAATTTGATATTTTAGAAGATTTTATTAGAGAAAAATTTCCTGATAATAAAGTGATTAAACAAATTGGCGCACCTATTCCAACTGGGAAAAATAAAGCTGTTTTACCTTATGAAATGTGGTCAATGGATAAAATTAAACCTGACACTAAAGCATTGGAAAATTGGAAGAATAAATACGACGGCCCTTATGTCATATCTTGTAAATTAGACGGTGTCAGTGGATTATATACAACTCTGGGTCCAGATGGACCAAAACTATATACACGCGGTGACGGTAAAATAGGACAAGATGTTAGTCATTTTATTCCATATTTACGTCTTCCTGGTAAGAATGTTTCGTCTGGAACGTCTGGCTCACTTGGAATGGTAATTCGAGGTGAATTTGTTATTTCAAAAACGATTTTCAATGATAAATATAAAAAAGATTTTGCGAATCCTAGAAATTTGGTTTCGGGTATTATCAATCAAAAAACAGTTGACATTGAAAAAATAAAAGATGTTCATTTTGTTGCGTACGAAGTTATTATTCCTACTATGAAACCATCCGAACAATTTGATTTTTTGAAAACACTAGATATTGACACTGTTTTGAATGAAACTGTTGAAACTGGGGATTTAACAAATGAATTATTGTCACAAAAATTAATTGAATGGCGTAAAAATTATCTTTATGAAATTGATGGAGTCATCGTCATTAACGATAAAATTTATCCTAGAAAATCAAGTAATCCTGAACATGCGTTTGCTTTTAAAATGGTATTGTCTGATCAAGTAGCAGAAACAACCGTAGTGGATGTAATATGGAATCCTAGCAAAGACGGTTATTTGAAACCGCGCGTCCAAATTAAACCTGTCAATTTGGGTGGTGTACGAATTGAATATGCTACTGGATTCAATGGCGCATTTATAAAGGACAATATGATAGGTATTGGTGCTGTTGTTGAAATTATACGCAGTGGCGATGTAATACCTTATATTAAAAAGGTTATTGTTGGAGCTGAAGAACCAAAAATGCCATCTGTTCCTTATCAATGGAATGATACACATGTTGATGTTTTGTTACAGGATAAGATGTCGGACGAAACTGTAAAAGAAAAGAACATTACTGGTTTCTTCAGAGGAATTGGTGTAGAAGGTTTAAGTAGTGGTAATATTTCCAGAATTATAAAAGCAGGTTATGATTCTGTCGCAAAAATAATAAATATGAGTATTGATGATTTGAAAAGTGTAGAAGGATTTCAATTGAAAACAGCTACGAAAATTCATGATGGTATTAAAGAACGATTGAGCAAGGTTTCCTTGATTACTTTAATGGCTGCGACAAATATATTTGGCCGCGGGTTCAATGAGAAAAAAATTGAATTGATTATGGAGGATTATCATCATGTATTTGATAATAATATTAGTGACGCTGAAAAAAGTAAGAAAATTGCTGAAATCAAGGGAATGGCTCAAAAAACAGCTGAAGCTTTTGTATCAAGAATTGACGATTTTGAAGATTTCTTGATGGAAACCGACATGTTTCAAAAATTGTTTGAATATCAAAAACAAATGTCAATGACAACTGGCGCCGTTGGAGTAGAAAAGGAGAAACATCCATTATATGGTAAGACTATTGTAATGACTGGTTTTAGAAATAAAGATCTAGAAGAAAAACTGAAAAAAATAGGTGTTAAAATTGGTTCAACCATCAGCAAAAACACTTTCTTGCTTATAGCAAAAGATATAAATGATGAAACTGGTAAAGTATTAGAAGCAAAAAATTTGAATATTCCGATTTTGTCGTTAGACGAGTTCTTAACTGATTTTCATTAGAATCTATAGACGCTATATACGCTAATACATAGACGCTATATAAGCTATAATCGATTTCATAATCCATCATATTCAACAAAATTCACATTTATATCTTTTTTAATTTTATGATAAATATTGCTATAATATTTATTATACGTAGCAGTTATTTTAAATTCAGGAGTCATCAATTTTGAAAATGTTTTATCGTACAGTAAGCTTTGAGTGTCATCTTCATTTAAAATTTGTAAATTATTTTTCCGCCATTCACTGAATGCTTTTGATATTTTAAACTGTATAATATTTAAAAATCGTATCAATTTGTCATTTGGCATAATAATCCAACTTGTTTGTTGATCATTGATCTTTGTATAAATATAAATGGTATTTGTTTTTTGTGTAAAAGCTACAATTGGTAAATTCTCGTGTATATATATATTTTTGGAAAGAATATGATTCATTGTTTCCAAATAACTATTGTAAAATAAATATTCTATATCACTTTCATCAATAGTTATGATTTCACTAATATTATCAAATATGATTGACGGTTTTATTTTATTATTATCATTTAAATATTGAAAAATATCTATTTTTTTTATTTTTTTTGACACATAATTACCCATTTCAATTAGTTTTTTTTCCAAATGGTTGTATTTTACTGTTAATTCCATTAAAATTTGATACATTATTTTTTGAGATGGTATAGTAGACATTATTTCATCTTCTTCTTCTTTTTGCGCAGTCATGGCTTTTGATTTTGTTTTTGATTTATAATAAATTTCACATAATATTAAATGTTTATCCAAATTTATTCTTGTTTTATAACTTTTACCGCAATAAATACAACATAATGACGACTGCTTAATTTTCTTTGTTCCATTTATTTCATTATTCATTGACTTGTGTTTTTGGTTATTTTATTTACTATTTATTTGATTTAATTTCAATCAATTTTATTAAGATTTAGTAAGTAAGTAAAATTATTTAATACTATCATATTATATAGATAAATGTTATTAGGTATATCTGATATTATTTCAAATGGAAATACATATAGACCATGTTTGATAGAACCAATTGGTTATAGATGCCGTGGATGTAATAAAGGATTAAATGGCAATACACCTGCTGATCAATATCAAAAACAAAAACTTATTCAAAATACAGTGCGAGTTCAGTCATCTTTGTATATGATGAATTTAGGGTCTTTAAGTTCTTATGCGAAACCTTCTATAGCAACATATAATGTAGGATGGAATCAACAAAGTGATCGACCTGAGCCTAGTATTCAACGAGCAAGCATTAAAACGGGATTCAATAATTCATTGAATGGAAAACATCATTCTTATACATCGAGCCGTCCTGGCACGCAAACACCTGGTGGCATTGGTTGTGATATTAAACACAATTCTTATGATCGTTTTTTGAATAAATTAAAAGGGAGAAGTGTATTACGACGTGGTGTCATACCACCTACTTTTGGTGTTCCTTACATACCATTTAATAGAGCATTTCCTGTTTATGGGGGCAAACAATTTAAAACAGCAATTGTAGCGGATTGTAATTGTCCTTTAGAACAAAATACTAATATTAGCGATATCAAAATTTATGAAAACCCGTATTTTCAAACTGATGATATTACGTATGATAATTCGCTAGTTTTTGATTATAAAGTAGGCATGTTTGTATATGCTTACAAAGATACTCTAAAAAAAACGAAATCGAAAGCACAAATAATTGAGATTTTAGGGAATGATAAGTTTGTAATAAAATTTGAAGATGGAACCATTGCGATGGTTAGTTATTGTGAAATTATACAATATTTTCCATCTAATTGTGAATCAAAAATAGATGATAGTAAATTATTATACATTGAATATTAAAAATAAAATATATTTATACTATATTAGAAATGTATCGTTCAGCCACATCTATTAAAATGAATTTACAAACACCGCCTTCCATAAATAATTCAATTATGTACAGTTTACAACAACAAGCAAGATCCAATAATTTAGAACAGGTTTCTAGAAAAGCACCTAGTGCTTTGAACGCTGGCATGATTGCTCGCGTATTCAATGTACGTCCTGGTTGCGGTTCATGCGGTAAATAAAACAATAATAATATTATAATAATATCAGATTATATATTATAATATGGCAACGTTGGTTTTTTTAAATAGTAATAATGCTTATTTTAGTAACGTGAAAGCATATCCTTCTAGTCAATTACATAAAAGTAATAACTTTCAGACTATGGGAGACACTACAGCATTACCTTATAATGCTCAATATAATAATTGTTCCAATACATTATGTTATACTTACAGTAAAGGAACTTATATTTATAAACCACACAGTGGTTATGGAATGGTTGGACGATCTTCTGCTGGTTATTTGGGTCAAAGGAGACGTCTCTAATTCATATAAAATTTTTGATAGTGTTGCTTATGGGGATGAAAGTCGACCAATCGATTGTAAATAATAATATAAAACCATAAATAAATAGTAAATATTGAGTTTTATTATTAGTTATCAAACTAATCAAGTGTTGTTTATTATTTCTTGGATTGAATAATATTATTAGTAAAATCGACATTAAAAAAGTAAAAATCTTACCTAATTGATTTTTAATATTTTCATTGATTACTAAATTTTTTTTATAGGTTATATTTTCGGGATGTTGCTTACTTTTAAATTTATAATAAAAATAGAGAATCAAGAAAAAGATAAATGAAAGTTTAAATAAAATAATTAAATATATGTAACTATAAAAATAAACAAGATAATCCATGATGAGTTTATATATAAGTATAAAATAATATAATATTTTATAATTATATTATTCAATATGAGTGCTTCAAATAATTTTAATCAAAAGTTAATTGAAACGCCTATTTATTTATTTAGCATACTAATTTCAAACAAATGATGTTACTGAGAAATTTGTTTGCATTAGTCAGAAAATTGGATTCTCTCCATGTTGTATTTTTTTGTTCATGTAAAATAAACGATGGTTCTTTTAGATTGTGTAATAAATGTAATAAACAATTCAAAGCTATGTTTTACTAGATGATTTTTATTTTATTATATATTTATATTATATTTATATAATAAAAATGTCTATTCAGGAAAGACCTAACGAAATGCGCAACTGGAGTATTGTAATGATTACCTTCTTATTATTATTACTATTATCGTTAGCTGTTACTATTTACTTGACCTATAGGTCTTTATATACACCTGGAAGTACCATTTTTCAACAATCGAAAATCAGAGCTTCGAATCGTGAGTATTTAAAACACATGTCTAAAATTGTATTTGTATTTTGTTTAACATTAGATATTACTTCTCTTTTCACACTTTATACAGAAGACATAAAAAACACCAACACCGCTATAAATATAGTGTCAGTTTTAAGTGTAATCACTCTACTTTGGTATTTATTTTGGTTTTTGTTAATAACAGCGAGCTATAAGGGTAAAATTAAGATGGGCTTTACAGGTAATGAATTATCAAAAGTAACTTTAACCATCATAACATTATCATTATGGACCTTAATTTTGTTCTCGGTTAGTTATTTTCTCTATATTAAAAACGTTTTAGGTTCTATCCTTAATATCAAAGAATCGAATAATATATATATGAAGACAATTTTTTCTTTAACCGTAATCAATGATTTTTTATTATTAATTTTAATATTAGTATTACTAATTTACAAAATATACGGTGGGAACTTGTATACTAAAATATTTGGTGGTGTAAAACAAGATGGTGAATTGAGTACTCAGTCTTTAGTTACAAGATTTTCTGATATGAGTATAAAGAACATCATATAATAATTCTTACAAATGGTTAATTTTGTATATATTGATTGTACAAAATTACACCGAATATAAACATTTAACGCTTTATATAGGGTTCGAACCTATGACCTTGAGGTTAACAGCCTCACGCTCTACCAACTGAGCTAACAAAGCAAAATTTGTATTGTTGAAATGACTAGCAATTCTATCACATAAAATTGATACGCAACCATTCTTGGTTGGAGAACAACCCCATTTAGTTATTGTCTATATAGTATATTTGTAATGCCTTTATATTATTTTTAATAATTATACGTAAAAAATAAAGAGTTACTATATATTATGGGATCACCAAATAGTAGTTTAATAATTGAAATTTTTTCCCTAATTATTTTGATCAGTTATTTAATCATTTTATTTTTTATTATTGTTATTACTTCTAGAAAGTTTTATTTATTTTTTGACTCAAAAAGTAATGGTTATAAAAACTTTATTAAAAAGTTAATAATGTATCTGTTGGTTATTGAGGTTGTTACTTTTATTCTTTCTATTGGTTTAAATATTATTAGTGTATATATATTATCTTCAAATAACTACATTACTTCTAGATGGGTTTGTGGTATAATTATTGTTGCTATATTATTCCTTATATATTTAATCATTTTTATGGCAGAAATTTATTTTTATAAAAAAAATAAACTTGATATAGAAATAGATCCTAAAACTAAAAGACCGTTTAAATATTTTATTATTGCTATTTTGGCTTTAATAACTTGTAGTTTAGCCTTATTTTTTGGAACGTATAGTAAATATATTCATATTGTAATAGAACCATTGACACATGATACAAAGATACAAGAGACAATATGGTGTTTAACACTAATTGATATTGTTGTATTATGTTATTGTATAATTTATATTACTAAAGAAATTATAGATATTACAAATAAAGATCTTGAGAATGTTAAAGGTGATGATGGTAATCAAGTGATTACTCGTATAGAGGACCGAGATAGCGGTATAGAGGACCGAGATAGCGGTATAGAGGACCGAGATAGCGGTATAGAGGACC